TTCCATATAGCGGTGCCAGTATATATTTTTTTGTTCAGGCGGGTCGCCCCATACAGTAGCGGGGACAGGAGCATGGAAAAGGGCCCACGGGCGTATTTGTGATGTATTAGATGATCCAATTTGACGCTTGGTAAAGGCTGTATTTGTGAAAAAGGCACTTCCTTGTGGATACTCGTCTGGAGAACCTTGCGCGGAACTGTCTCCACCCATAAAACCTTGAAGGGTTCCCGTGATATCGGTAGCTCCGTTTTTCTCTAAGAATGGAAACTTTCTCTGATACTTGGGCCGCTCTAGAATATGATTTTCTATAACGGTGCGCACGTTTTCTGCCACATCTGCTGAAGCAGGGACAAGTTGACGCAACATCACAGAAAGAGAGGCATCTAGCCATTTATAAAACTCATAAAACTTATCAAAATCCAGTTCTTTATTCTGAACTTTTTCAAAAAACTTCTGACGCATAAAGTTGAGGTCTTTATATTCTGGGCGCCACTGGTTAACGGGGTCACCAATGAGATTATGAAAGTCTCGTAACCCACCGAAATAATTAACCATTTCTTCCGAAATTACCTGATACATGCTTTTTTCAAAAGCAAAGAAATAGTTGGTAGGACGACTGTTGGGTCCGAAGACATTCTGATCTAGGGCTCCCAGGACCGTTACCATATCGTGGGAATATAGATTTTCAGGTAAATTTAGTTTGGAAGAAACTATAAAATCTTTATCGATAGGAGTTGTAGAGGAAACTGCAAAGTTGCTCCCACTGGCGGTATACTGTCGATTTAAAATAGTACTAAGTGCATCGAAACTTGAATTAATTCGATTACGATAGGCTGACCCCGAACTTAAATCTGCAACCTGAAATTGGCCCTGCGCATTCGAGCCCGTATTTGTAAGGAACTCCCAATTAAATACGAGGGTATCAAATTTAGTCACATCTCCATAGGATGAACTGGGCTTAAAGGGATACGCATAATAATGAGGATGGAGGGCGCCGTAACTCTCTGTGTCAAGAGCGTGAGCACCTAGAGCCGAATCCTGTAAATAATCGAGCCAGAATCGGCAGGCATTTACTTTAACATCGGATGTTTGAAGAACGCTGCCCGTAAAATTCACACGATGGGCGCCTACGTACACACGACGCGAACTTGTCATAAAGGTAACTGGTACACTATCCACCGTCTTTGCTGCAGTAAACGTGTTGACTATTTCCCCGGCGTCGGCCTCAACACCATGAAGCTCTATTGTATAGCTCCCCGTAGTGCGCAGAGGATCCAAATCCGCGCCCTCGACAAACGCGGAAAGAGGATATTTTTCTGGTTTAATCCTTACGGCGAGATTCCAGCGACTATTGTCATAAACCTCTTCAAATAAGGGAGAAGTTAAATAAGGAACTTTACCGTTGGTGGAGCTGGTTAGAACAAAACGAACACTAGTGGAGTTTATCTCGTCACGAACTGCATAAACTTGAAAATTAACACGATCGGTGGAGGGCCACGTAGGATTCGTTCCGGGGTTGCGTTTTCCTACCCCGTGTATCCCGAAAAGAGAAGAACTAATAGTATCAGTGTTAACATAAGCTACACTTGCCTGATCGCTCTTCAGAGGAAAAAGTATTTCGCTTTCTAGCGTTATCGCGTGGCCGTCGAGGAGTGCCGCACTTGATGTAATAAACCCAACCGAAGCTGTATTGGTCGTATCAACAGCGTTACACACCACGCCGGCCTTGTTGGCACCTGTATTAAAGTCTACAAAGCGATCTGCCACCACGATATTGCGGCGATCGTTGCGGAGTTCGAACTCCACATTATTGGCATACATATTGAATTTAATAAGCTCATCATCAACGCCGAAACATCTAATAAGATTGCGAAAACTTTTCTCCGTTCCCTTGGACTTATAAATATAAGAAAGATTATTATAGATATTCTTGTAAATAACATTCTTTATCTCATGCAGAGACTTTTCATATATACGTTTTTCACTACGATCGGCCAGCTTTTCTATAACATCAGCCTCGATAAAGAGATCTGGAGCAACAAACCCATGAGATTGCAGAAGATGTTCCGCAAAAGGCAGCGGCTTATCGCTCCCACTTACATATGATATTTCTTTAAGACGACTTAGGTCACTGATTTGCATATGCAGCGTATCAAAATAGCTGCCCAGTATTTGAGTCAGCTTCTTCAGTTCGCCGGTTCCGTCGGCGTCGTCATCAATAACCCAGGACGGCATCGTATGGTAAATGGCGGCATTATTATTAACATCATAGTTAGAACCACTTAATTGCAGCCCATCAAGGAGGCTCACAACCGAAGGATGCTTGGGATATATAATGGGATCCTTAAATTCTTTAATGGCCGCGTTTGACAACACGATGGCAGATCCAGTGTTTCGAGAGTTTGAAGTATAACCAGTCCACGAACCATTAGAAAAGCGACCAGAAAAATCTAGTACCGTACTATCCGTAGTGCTATTTCCTGTGATGCCTTCGTTGAACTTAAAATAAACACCCAAATCTAAATTGGCACTTACTTCGGTCTGGATGAAGGGTGCGGGATCCGTATTAACGCCGCCGCCCACTTGAGTAAACCAGTGACGCCCAATCTGTTGAGAGGTGCGTTGAGTCTTCCAGAAACGAAATTCATCTAAAGAAGCAGATAATTTGCCGGCATAGGCAGGCGTCGTCAGCTTACGCGGGGCTGTTACGAGGGCACCGAGTGTGGCGCGGAGATCATAACCCGATATATCGCTTAATGATCCCATTCCGCTAGCGGAGAGCTGTGTTTCTCTACGGAACTGCCCATCCATATAAAAGCGCGTAGTAACGTTTGTGTCTTGCTTCAGTGTGACCGCATAATGATGCCAGTTTCCATCAGCAACAGAGCCCGTAGTCGTGACGGAGGTGGGAGCGATGCTTGCCTCTGAGAAGCCGGTAGATCCAGAATATAGGGTGAGCAAGAAGGGCTGGGCGCCCAAAGGGAGACCGTCGCGTCGAGCGGCGCCTGTTAATTCCAATCGAAGACGTGCATAATTTGTAGCAGAAGAGGTTACTCCATTCCATATATCCAGAATAACTTCTTTCTCGGTGTTGGCAACGTTAAAAGCATCCTTCTTTAGCCAAAATTCGACCGATGCGCCTTCACTATTAACATTGAGGGCCAAGTTCGATCCTCGGTTCTTCGAGGGTTCATAATAATTGGATCCAGTGAACTGGGTCCGTGTAGGAGTGGCGCCGAGGGGGTTTCCCGAAGGGCCCCCTTTGACCGCAACATATTCTGGAAGCGATGAAGCTCCATAACCATTAGGGTATGTAGTGGGCGTCCCCCACCCATCAGCCGAAAAAATAATATAGCCATTAGTGCGGGGATATTTAGTGTCAAAAATATGAAGATCTATGTAGCTAGATTCATTCTCCCATTCTAGACGCTCTTGTAACGACCCATCATAGGGATAAGTCTGGTAAATGCGCTTGATAGCCTGGGTATAATATTCTTCCGCACTTCCGTAGCGCGCAAAATTAGCCGGCTTAGATAGATCGATTTGAGGAAGGTAGCGCTCCTCTTTGATAATATCTTGTTCATGATAGCCTACAGACTCAACCTGATCTGCGATCTCCGCGGCCGATTTATTCGAGAGGGCTTGAGTATCTGCTCCTATCTCAAAGTATTTCTTAAGACTCATAGCATCCTAATTATTCTTCAACTCTAAATTTGAAGGTTTGTGGCTGTTCTTGCCAGTCTCCTATACTATCATTATAGTAGGATAATCCAACGGCATACATGTAGCCTGACTCCAAAAGGGCCATGTCCAGATCAAAATAGTTACCGTCCTTGTCATAGGACAAATAGGTACTATAGCGAGATCCCGTTCCATATGGTATAGCGTTATAGTTATCTGTTACTCTACGGATATTATAGGAAGCACTCGGTATAATTTGAGTTGGACTATTCGTCGTAGAAACAACGTATAATGTGGGGCTCCAATTTTTATCTCTTACGAAAAAGCGGAATCGAGCTTTATCTTGCCGTGAATATTTCTTCTTAAGGTTGGTGCAGCTTGTGACTCGATTAAAAGTGGGGGCAGCCTCATATGTGGGCATCGCTTGAGGATAAAAGGAGCCCGTAAAATATTGGAGGGATGAGCCGCTATGCCAGACATCGTAAACCTTCTGTAGGGGTGTGGCTGCCGAAGTAAGCGCTACCTGGCATGTGTAAATACCTGTGCTAACATTGCTCGCTGTGGCATTAATTATGCCATTCTGTATTAGAAGTTTTGCGTCTGTTGGTGTAGTGGCGGACCCAGAATAAAAAGATACACGAATACTCCCCGTACCAACGTTGGGAATATTAACAAGACGTCCACGAATATAATTGTAAAGGTAAAGACGATTTAAATTATCTTCTGCTGGGGCTAACGAACTAGAATAGAAAAAGTTTTCTCTATCATCTGAAAGGCGCGAATCCCAGCGAGCTTCCAGAACGGGACGCTTAAAGAAGAATTCAGTAGAGCGTGCGAAGAACATCTTCGTATAATAAGACTGTGTGGCGCCTACCGTATTTTGAATAACACTTCCGCTATCAGTTCCAAGAGAACTGGAGAAGTATGCTTCTTGGCTTGCGGTAAGTCGAATTCCTACCCCGTAATTCGTTTGCGTCCCATTAATCCACCGCTCCACCAGGTTTGTAACATTTAATTCGATGTTTTCAAATCCTTGTGGGAAATTAATATTATAGTTGTTCACCGTTCTATAGTCGCCCCCTACGGTGGTCCAGGAGGACGTACTGTTGGGTTTAATCCAATTAGCGCTTCCCAAATCTTGGTAGTTGGCCAGGTCCAGGCCGGTGCCTTCGCTCCATGGGCGAGAAACCGGCGCCACAATAAGATTAAAATTTTGAGGCAATGTATAGGGAGTCCGAGCATTGTGCATCTTAAGAAAAAAGGAAACACTTCCACTGGCTCCCAATCGGCCGGAGGTGCGGTCTGCGGAAATCTGTGTCACAGGAAAGTCGATCAGAATACGAGATAACTCCTGCGATTGTCCGTTGGAGCCTGAGTCTTGCCCATATATAGAAAATACTTCTAGCGCGTCCGCATACCCCATATTAGAACCAGTACCGCGGGTCGTCAGATTGCTTTCAAATGCGCTCGCAATTGTAGTATCAGCGCTAGCAGTATAACGAAGAATAGTCATTAGCGGATAGAACCTTTAATGTCAACATTAGGAAACTTAAGTTCAAAAATCATATTTTTCTCGGCAATAATGCGCAGCCCATCAGCAGATAAATTTTTGACAAAATCATAACTTACATCTGAATAGGAGGCGCCCATTTGTCGCACCACACGCAAATCTCGTACATCAATTATTCCGTCTACTTTTTGGAGGATTTTATGAAAGGCTGTTATATGAATACTTTCGCCAATAGAGTATTGGTGTCTCAACAAAAAATCGGACAAGGCCTTGTTTGCCTTATTAATAACCGTAAATCTATTACTGCCAGGATCTATACTTATACTATATCTCAGTCCAAAGTTTACTATAGCACCATCTAAAATATCTACATTATCATTAATCATTCTATATTGTGCAAGCCACGTTTTTAAATTATTTTTGAGAGTAACGTTTGCCGCCACGAGCTTACCGCTTGTGCTCTCTGAGACTACATAAATGTTGAGGTTTCGCTTGAGTTCATCAAAATCCCTGACAACCGTGGCGCGCTTAATGGCTCCAAATTTGGCCGGGAGTCCATAGCACAGGGCTTCATAATCTTGTGCAGTTACTGCGCGATTTTGGGTAGCGAAGAAGCCAAATACTCGCTGTTTAATTTCGTCCGCGGAAGGAAGCGATACATCTCCCACGAAAGGCGCCTCATTGGTTACCTCTAAGGAGCCCATCACAGTCGTCCGAGAGCCGGCATCTAGAGCTCCCTGATTTGGAAATTTAAATATCGGCTTACTCAAATTAATTATTGAGTTGACGCCTGCATTAGCATCGCGCGTAGTGTTCACTCGATACCCAATTCGTAGTAGAGTATTAGCCGGAGCAATTCCAAATTTATCACTACTAATAAGCTTCGTAGGATCAAAACCAGTATCTGTGGTATAATTTCGCCCGGTAAGATCTAAAACCAAATTCGAAGGATCCAGAACAGCTTCGGAGAGAAGCTCTGAGTCCGATCCATAACCAAATTGCAAATATGTTCGATCTCCTTGGTGCTCCACCACAAAGCGCCGAGATACCGGATATGCCTTCATTATATTCTTAACAGTATTGTTAGTCGCGGTATCACTATTGCGTACGGCTTTATAGATAGTATTCTGTGATAAATTGTCTACCTCATAATATTCGTGCCCCTCACTATCAGTCACGGTGGTCACTTCTGCAATATTAGCGGTTTCCAAATCAACTCGCAAAAAACGCTGAAAGGATCCCACCGTCGTCTCCTGAAAGCCGGCGCGGCCAGAGACAGCGCGACCTTGGGCGCGGACTACATATGTGGTAGGTGCACCACCAAGACCTGCAGCAATCGTCCCGGCTACCACTTGATTGGTCGTTTGCGCGAAGTCCACATCATCAACTAAGGTATAAGAGCCCCCGTCCACAGAAGAAAATGTTGAGCCGGCGCGCAGAACGGGGGCGTATGCAAGATCCGGCCCTAAAGCGCTCCCATCTGCGGGAAGTTCAATATAAAAAGTCAAAGCACCATAAGAAGAAGGGCTGGCATCTATTTTAAACCCCATCTGTCGGGCTAAACGTACTACATTTGTATATTCAATAGCACTATCTAAAAAGCTTTCATTAGTTTGATAATCAAGATAAAATGAAAGGATATCGCCGATATAGGCTACTGTATCCAACATTAGAGAACCAAAAGATGCTTCATTAAAATCCCGATAAGTGTTGGGATAATAACGTTTAGCATAATTCTCTAGATCTTTGCGAATTGAATCAAAATCGCGGCTTGTATAATCAATAGGTATTAATTTTTTACTCATCCTCTTTTCTCACTTATCTAAATTTTCTTACTTAAATCCAATATAACAGACATATGCAGCGGCTTTATAGTAAACTTAACTTTCATAGTCAGATCATAGGGGAAGAAGTCAGGATTATTCTCTGGAATCCCATAGTCGATATCTGTTACGGAAAGATAGGGCAAATAAGTTGCTACTTGGGACAAAATTTTATCCGTTAGCCTTGAATATGTAACAGAATCTTGCTGTTCAAATAAAAATGTCTTAAGCCCTACTCCAAAATGGGGATCCATAATCCTTTCCCCGGGGACCGTAAGTATCAACATTTTTAAATTCTGTTTGGCCACTTCGGCAAAGGTGGTATTCAAGTGGTAGGCCCCAAATGTTGGGCTCATCACCAGAGGGAGAGATACTGATAATCCAGTACTCATTGCTTAATCCTCGTCTTCTTCTGATCCAGGCTCATTGTCATCGCAGTCATCCTCCGCCGTAACGTCTATAACATCTTGGGTTGTACCCATTTCATCCGGCGGTATTTTAATTAGTCCCAATAATAAATAAATTATCCCTAATGGCGACGGCGGGATCATTAACATTCCCGAGATTGTCCCGGTAAAATCTACCCCCATTTCAGTAATACGCGGATGGAAATTTTCCGGCGGGGGTTCGCCGGTGGCGGGATTCGGCAGCTGCTTCATGGCCAAATCCAGTACACATAGGATAAGTTTAAGGAGATCGTTGCCGGAGAGACCCACAAAAGCCTCCTTTTCTTCTTCGGTGATCAACATTTCTTTGCGCGCTGTATTAATCCCTGCGGCGGCAACTCCCAGCGGCGTCTCTAATTGGTTAAAAGCAAAACCAGTACCCGTTTTAATAAGCTTGGCGATCGCAACATGAGGGTCTATCAGCTCGACTATCCCCTTAAGAATATTAATGGGCGTCATAATAAGCATCTTCAAAATAAAATCTTTGGCGGCGCCAGACAGGTTTCGATCATCTGGTATCGCACCAGTATTGTTGGCCGGTACGGTGCTCGGAGGGCCGGCCGTTGACGGCTCCGCTTTCCATCCGTCAGCATTACGAATCGTAGAGATTAATATTTCTGATGTTAGTTGGTTAGTGGTGGCAAATGCATCCCCAATATTTTGAAAATGTTTGGCGGTTAAAAAGAAATTTTGTACTAGAGGAAGGCTAGTAATTACTTCTTTATTAAAGGTAGTAGAAAAATAGGTTTTATAGTCCTTTTTTTCAATGATTTGCTCACGCTCGGTAGGAGTTAGGGCTTCTAATATAAAATCCGTTACCCCCTCTTCTAATTCCGCTTCTTCCGTGAGATCTTCTATTTCTTCGAGAGCCTCTTCATCCGTAGGTCCAGGGGGATATGCAAATTCAATTAAATATTCTAGCGCAGCAAGGCCTGCTCGCACATTATCTAAAATCCATCGGTAGATTGTGTTATCGGTGCGCAAAACACTTCGATCCGGCGTGGTAGCCTTCAGCGACGTTCCATAGAGTTTATTATGAAGAGATACAATCTTTACGACTATACTATACGGAACAAATGCTATTCCACTATCTTCGTGTATAACAAAAAGATCGGGAGTATGATTGTCGTTATATTTAAGGTCAGGCCGGGAGCCGCGGTTATATGAGAGAAAATCAGTTTTACTCCATGAATCAAGCTCGGTCCGAGGTCGATAAGTAGAGGTCCCCCACTCCTCCGACGTCAAACCAACATTCCGGGCCCAATTTAATACTCTATTGGACTCCTTAAGACGCCAGAACCACGTAGAGCGTAGATTAACTCCAACCTCGAAGTTAACGTCTCCAATATCAGCAACCTTGCCGTCCAAAACCTGATCTGGGTCGCCAGATTCCGCTCCCGATAACTTCAGACGTTTCTTCAGGGCCCTGGGATTATCGCCGACGACATTTTCACGGTAATCCATTGTGTCTACACCGGGGTCAGTGTCGCCATAAAGGACCAGATTATAAGCCTGCCATCGAGAACTCAGACCCTGTGCGTCGGCAATAGGCTCCCAGTGAGGCGAGTCGTACAGAGGTAACAAAGTGCTTACGTCAACCATTAGACTCCCACCCCTGGAACTCCAGCGGGGGCGCCTGGGCCCTCTGCGGGCGGGTCGTCAAATCCGCCCGGACCAGGACCCGAGGACACCGAGGCCACAATATCGCCATCTCGCAACGCATCAATAAGTCCCTTCGGCTCGTCTCCTGATGTAATTGAACCAGCTAACTGGAATATCTTGACAGCGCGAGGATCTTCTCCACCG